ACAACAACGGTTTTACCATAACACAATGGCAGACAAAATAATATCCGCATCGTTATCGCTTGACACAAAACAAGCCGACCAAAGTATGGGTTCCTTTAAAAAGCAGTTGAGGGAAGCCCAGCAAGAGTTAGTCGCCACGTCAGAAAAGTTTGGTACAACTTCGGTACAAGCACAGGCAGCGGCAAAGAGAGTTGCTGAACTTCGCGATAACATCGGAGACGCAAATTCGTTGGTGGCTGCTTTTAATCCGGATAGAAAATTCGCTGCCTTTGGGCAGGCCGTTCAAGGTGTCGTCGGGGGGTTCTCTGCCTTACAAGGGGTAATGGGTTTAATTGGGGTGGAGAGCGAGAACGTGCAAAAACAATTACTGAAAGTTCAGTCGGCTCTGGCTTTGACGCAAGGATTGGATGCTGTCCGCGAAAGCGTTCAGGGGTTCAAGAATATGGCTGCTGTTATAGGAAATCAAGTTGTAAAAGCATTCTCAACTTTAAAAGGTGCAATAATAAGCACCGGAATAGGCGCATTGGTTGTGGCTCTTGGGGTGTTGATAGCAAACTTCGATAAGATTAGTGATAAAATTAACGGCATCGATAAGAAAACAAAAGACTTGGCCGAAAGTTCTAAGAAAGCTGCTGAACAAGAAGAAAAGAAGTTAAGTGCCTTGTCGGAACAAGACAACATATTAAAACTGCAAGGGAAAACGGAGAAACAAATATTAAATCTTAAGATAGCTCAGACAGATGAAGTTATCGCAGCCCGTGAACAACAACTCCAAGCACAAATTGAATTGGAGAAAGGACAAGTTGCTGCAGCCAAACGAAATCATGAAATCTTAAAAGGAATTATAGAATTTATAACAAAGCCGGTGAGATTTGTTTTGGAAAGTGCGGCAAAGGTTTCAGATTTCTTGGGAATAACAAAAGGCGCATTGGATAAAGTTAAAGCGTCAACAGAAGCGGCGAATAAAGAAATAGCTAGCTTCTTCTTCGATCCAAAAGAAGTAAAAGAAGAAGGCGATGCAGCGGTTGAAGAGCTTCAGAATCAGATAGCAAAGTTAAAGAACGAGCGCGCAGGGTTCCAACTCAGATTAAGAGACATCGCAAAAGAAGAAGCAAAAAATGCTGACCCAGAATTTGAAAGGCTTCGCAAAATTGAAATCGATCCACAAGATGATCCAGCGGTATTGGCCGAACAACAAAAAGCTGATCTTATTCTTCAAGTCAACAAAGGATTAAACGAGAGGTTGATTAATGAAGATAACTTAAGAACCGAAATAGAAAAAGCCAACGCACTTCAAAGGCAATACTCTGCCGAGCAAGAAGCGAAAGGCAGGATAGAAGCAGCTAATGCCGTTGGTGGCGCACTTGGTGCATTAAGTGAACTTGTGGGTAAACAAACCGCAGCGGGAAAAGCCTTAGCCATTGCACAAGCAACAATTAATACCTGGACAGGTGTTACAGAAGTTCTAAGGGCAAAGAGCGTTCTCCCCGAACCCTTTGGAACAATCTCAAAGATAGCAAACGTAGCCACCATTATAGCCAGCGGTATCACAGCTATAAAAAATATTGTAAAGGTTCAGGTGCCAGGTGGTGGTGGAGGTGGCGGTGGGTCAATTTCCCCGCCAGCCCCGTTGGCACCACCAGCCCCGCAACAAACAAGTACCACGATTGACCAAGCAGCCGTTGGCAATCAAGGCAACGCTGCGGTAAGAGCATTTGTACTTGAAAGCGATGTATCAAATAATCAAGAACGGGTGCGTCGCCTGAACCGGGCCGCACGGATCGGCGGGTAGGTCTCTCCACCAGAGGTAAAAGCAAACGAAATTGTCCGACCGCTATTTACTTTTGTGAACCTCCCAATTTACAAGTGTGTTATTGACGACGATGTGGACAGCCCTCTTCAGGTTGAGTTCATGGCTTTGGTTGACAAGCCAGCCATCGAAAAGAACTTCATGGCCTTCAAAAGTCAGCTCCGGTTTAATCTTGACGACGAAAAAAGGATTGTAAGCGGCCCGGCCATGTTGGCTGATATGCTTATTTACCGGAAAGACGATAACCTAGGTGAATATTATACCACCTTCGATAAGGCATCAATCTCTTCCATCGTTCAGAAGTTTTTTAAGAAAGGTTTTATCAAGAACTTCAACTTGATGCACGATGCCGAAAAGAAGACCAGCGATGTTACAATCTTTGAATCATTTATTACTGACGAAGCCCGTGGTATCAAGCCGATGAAGGGTTTCGAAGACGCAAAAGATGGTTCATGGTTTATTTCAGCAAAGGTTGACAATCAAGAACTTTGGGATAAAATAAAAGCTGGTGAATTCAAAGGGTTTAGCGTAGAAGGAATTTTCAATCAGGTTCCGATGCAAATGCGTAAGATGACACCGGAAGTTGCAGTTGAACAAATTAAGCAAATTTTAAAAAGCATAGAAAATGTCTAAAGCAAAATCACTTCTCGATAAGATCAAACTCATGTTTGAAGAAACTCCTGCTCCTGCACCGGCACCCGTTGCGCCGGTAACAGTTAAACTTGCAGATGGTACTGATGTTGTTGTTGATAAATATGAGGTTGGTGGTGTTATGAAAGTTGGCGACGCTTTTGTAGTGGCCGGTGCGCAAACAATGGAGAACGGTGATGTTGTTACGGTTGGTGAAAATGGAACAATCACGGCAATCACTCCAAAGAAAGTTGAAGAAGCCCCAATTGATATGACAACTCCGGAAGGTATCACAAAAGCATATGCAAAATTTGCAGAAGGCACAGTTGATGCGGCCGGATTGAATACAATGTTGAAAGCGTTGATGGAATATACCTTCGGATGGCAGATTCGTGAACAACAAGAGAAAGCGGCCCGCGAAGCTGCCATAAAGGTTTACACGGACGGATTGGCTGGCGCACAGGCAACAATCACTCAACAAAGTAAAATGTTGAAAGAGATGTATTCCTTGATGGAGCAACTGGTTGGCGCACCTGCGGATGATGTTCCTGTTGATCCGGCTAAAAAGAAATTCAGCTTCAGCAAAGTTGAGGGCAAGAACGAGTATTTCAAGAAGATGTCTGAGGCAATGCAGAAGCTACAAGAAAAAGAAAAACAATTAAAGATCGCATAACATAACAATTAAAATAAATTTAAGATGGCATACAATGTTGCGGCATTAACCGACTACACAAAAGAAAATGAGCAGTTGCTCGTTATGAAATCATTGTTCGGAAGCAAGACCCAGGAGTTGATCCAAAAGGAAGGTAACATCATGACTGGTGTTAAGAGTTCCGAGAAGATCAATATTCTGGACACTGACGCAACGTTCCAGACCGGTGGAACATGCGGTTTCCTTTCAAGTGGTACGACCACGTTCACCCAACGTACAGTTACGGTTGGTAAAATAAAAGTGAATGAGGCGTTGTGTCCAAAAGCGTTGGAAGCAAAGTACACGCAGAAGGCACTTCAACTCGGAAGTCGCTACGACAGTATTCCATTTGAAGAGCAGTACACTATGCAAAAAGCCGGAAAGATCGCCGAGCAACTTGAAGTTGCTTTCTGGCAGGGCGACACCGCAAGTGTGAATGCGAACCTGAACAAATTTGACGGATTAATAAAGTTGATCGACGCTGCCGCAACAGCAGCCAATGGTAACCCAACCGGAATAACAACCGCAACTGGCATTACCACTTCTAATGTAAAAGGTATCGTTTCTGGAATGTGGTTGGCAATGCCGGCAAACATCCAGGGTAAAAGCGATATCCGTATCTTCTGCGGATGGGATACATTCAACAAATTCATTTCCGCTTATACTGACCTCAACCTGTTCCACTTCAAACCTTCGGGCAGCGAAGTTGGTATGGAGAACGGTGAAGTGATTATTCCTGGAACAAATTACAAACTCACAGCGGTTCACGGCCTGGACGGAACAAACCGTTTGTTCACCATCCGGATGTCGAACATCTTCATGGGAACTGACTTGGAGAACGAAGAAGAGCGTTGGGAAATCTTCTTCGCAAAAGAAGCCGATGAAATCCGTTTCGTTGCCGAGTTTAAAGACGGCATCAACGTGGCCTTCCCTGATGAGATCGTTTCGTTCAAATTAGTTTAATAACAAGGGAGGAGAAATCCTCCCCTAATCTATACAATGAGAATAGATTTCACTCCGATATTTCAACGTGATTGTGCACTGACACAAGGCTTCAACCTGGATTGCCGGGACGGCATTGGTGGTATAAAAGAAGTGTACATCATTGAAAAGGCGAACGTCACCGCTGTGACAGAAGTTAGCGGAATGGTTACAGCAATTACAAAAGCACCAGGGAAGCGATTCTGGAAATATTCCTTAGTCCGTGAGACAAGTTCTGCAACAGAAAGCATAGTTGGCAACGAACAAAACGGTACAATATATTATGACCAGACCGTGAATATAATTCTTAACAAGAGACAGGCCAGTGTAAGAAACGAAATTATGTTGTTGGCAAAGAACTTCCTCATGATTATTGCTGTAGAAAACCAACTTAACAGCGCCGGTGAAACAAGATCGTTCTTGTACGGAAAAGATCAGGGTGTGCAGTTATTAACCGGGACAAGTGAAACTGGTGTTGCCTGGGCTGATCGTAATGGTTACACGTTGCCGTTTAATGGTAAGGAACAACAACTGGCCCCGGAAGTTACATACAGTTTACTTGCAACTTTGGAAACACCTGGATAGTGGATTAACACCCGCCCGAACGGGTACAACGATACACAAGAACCCGATTAAAAAAGATCGGGTTTTTTAATTTTATGTTGGAATTAAGATTAGGAAATACGGCTGACGAAGTGGTGGTAACGTTGACAGAATTAAAAAGTTTGAACGAACCAAATTATTTATTTATTTTCGTCCATACCCTTACGAAGACGACGGTTGCGTTTGTAAAACTGAATAGCGAAGATGAGAGCGATTATCCTGAGCGTTACAATAAATTCACATTCAATACATCAGTTTTATTTTTGAACAAACCACCAGGAGAGTGGTTGTATTCGGTGTACGAACAATTGAGCGAAGACAATATTGATCCAGACAATGCAACAGGGTTACTTGAACAAGGAAAGATGTTATTGAACAGAACCGTGGCAACTGAATTTGAATTTGAAAAATACGAAGAACCAACTTCATACAAAACTTATAATGGCTGAACAGAAAGAGATATTACAAGTCGCTAACGGAGAACTCAAATCAACCGATAATCCTGCTCCAGGAATAATGGTGTTGAAGTTCGCTGATAGTAAACCACCAAAAGAAAAGATTGTAAACAATAAAGAATACATTCTCTTTGGTGAGTTCAACGATTATCCTGAATATCTTTTATATCAATATAACAAATGCGGAAGACATCGTGCCATAATTAACGGGAAAGTTAAATATATTATGGGCGGTGGATTGGAAGGAACCGGTGCTTTTGTTAAGAAAGACGGGGAAGAAGTAAAAAAAGTTAATGGCGACGACACAATGGTTGGCCTATTAAAGAAGAGTTGCAAGGATATTGAAATATACGGAGGATTCCGTTGGTTCATACGTTGGGACGCATTGGGTAAGATAAAAGATATCATACACGACGACTTTAATAAGTTCCGCACCGGAAAGACAATATTTGAAAAGGACGCCACTGGAAAAGTAATAGCTAAGAAGACTGGCGGGTTCTGGTATAAGGAGAAGTGGTTCAACGAACATGGTCGTCCTGATAATAAAGAGAAGCCTGTTCATTATGAAGAGTTTACTGGTGTTGCCCCAGAGAACGGAGCAACTCAGGTGTTTGCTTACAATGAATATTCGCCCGGTTGTGACGCTTATCCATTACCGGAATATGTGGCAAGCGCAAACTATATTGATATTGACATTGAAATAAGTAAATTTCACTTGTCATCTCTTCGCAACGGCATGATGCCAAGCAAGATGGTGCAGTTTTATACCGGTGATCCTCCGGAAGACAAGAAGAAGGATATCGAGCGTCGTTGGTCGAATAAATTTGCAGGAAGCGAGAACGCCGGAAGGTTTATACTGGTGTTCAATACAAATAAAGATAAATCGGTGGATGTATCTGATCTATCTTTTAACGAGCTTGACAAGCAATTTGAAATTCTTAATAAAACCACAGAGCAACAAATATTTACCGGACATCAGATTGTGAGTCCCATGTTGTTTGGTGTAAAAACAGAAGGGCAACTTGGTGGAACAACAGAGCTTCGCATTGCTTATGAAATCTTCATCAACACTTATG